TTAAATATAAGTTATTCATTATGTTTAAGATTTAGAAATGAATTAATAAAGGATGGAAAGCTAAAACAAAAACCACCAATAAAAGAATTAGTTTTTGATTTAATGAAAACAAAAACAACATCAGAGATTGCTAAAATTTTAAATGTTGACATAACGATGGTAAGCCGTGCCAAAAATAAATTGAAAAAAAAGACTTCTTGATGAAGTCTTTTAAATAGTTTTCTTTTTTTATTAATTTTGTTTTAAACATCTTAATAATATAGAATCTTGAAAATTAACAACTGCTCTTTTTCTGTATTTTTCACCTGAAAATTGGGGTGTTTCATAAGCTTCAAGAATGATCGCTTGAAATATTTTTTTAATGTCTTTATCTATTCCTTCCAAAATTGCTAATTGATTTGAAAGTGAAACTCCTGACTGTCTTGTTGTCATCGTTGATTCAGCAACTGATGCAAGATTGTTGCAGTAGTCCATCTTTGTAGCCTGCGCATTTATATTAAATGATAATAAAAGCGTTGTTATTAATATTAATTTTTTCATTTTTAAATTCCTTTTGTTTGTTGAATATATATAATTATATAATATTTTATATATTAATCAAGATTGCAAAAATAAAATCAAAAGAAAACCCTTTATATAATGACTTCTTTCTGTTAACCATTTAGTGAATATTTACTAATTGGTTAACTTATACTATAATATTATTAAAAGGAGAGTGATTAAAATGGAAATGACAAGAGAAGAAATTGAATTATTATTTAAAAAATTAATTGATAATAAAACAATAACACAACAAAAAGATAAAACAGAACAACCCACGAACAGGTCTTTTATATATCTTTCAATGTATTCTAATACAACAATAAGACAACTTAAAACAGCCTACAACGTTGAATTAAGACCACTTGATACGATAGGAAGCATTGATAATTTATTAAATAAAAATGTTAGAATGAAAGATTTTAAGATCGCATATTATAAATTTAGAAATCCAAAAGCAAACAATCAAGACATCATAAAACACTTTGGCATCTCACTTTCTCACATGTCAAATGTTAGAAGCAGATTAAGAAAATTAGGTTTTACAATATAATTAAAGGAATTTAAAAAATGGCTAAATTAACAAAAAAAGAAAAAGAAGAAATTAAAAATCTATATCAAAATATTTTGGGTATAATAAAAATAATCATTAAAAACAAAAACAGAACTGAACATTTAAGCATTGTTTTAAAAGATTATACTATTAATAGATTAACAAGTTTAAAAGAAAGAAAAGAATTAACTGAAGGCGGAAAATATAAAATGTATACTATTGAGCAGATTGAAGAAATTAAAGAAAGCTGGTTTTATAAAGAAGCATTAGACATGTTTGATTATTACAAAATAAAAGATATTGAAGAAATTGAAAGCGAATATAAAAAGCTTTTTCAAAATGAAATAATTAAAAATAAATAAATGTTGACTTATATTATAATTATACTATAATATAATAAAGTATAATAAAAGGAATAAATAAAATGAGCATACTTAAAGCAATATCAACAAGAAATGAAAGCAAAATAGGATTCATATTAAAAGGTAGTGATTACCGTTTTTTATTAGCAAAGCAAGAAGATCCAAAGTTAACTGATGATGAGTTATCAACAATATTTAATTGCAATAATTCTTTGGTTTCATTATCAAGAAAAAGGTTAGCAAAGTTTGGTTTAGTTATCTAATAAAGCCCCTACTGTAAAAGAAAAGTCATTATTTAATGGCTTTTTTTATGCGCAGGTATTGACAAAAGTTATTAATTTGTTATTATAAATGAAACAAAAGGGAGAAAACTTAATGAAAAACTTATTAATAAATAAATCGGTAATGAAAAAAGAAATTAAAAATTATAAAGATTATATCAAAGCAATCAAAAAAACTTTTAGACCTCACATTTGCGAATCAATAGAACTTGAAGTCTTTTCAAAAGAAAAAAATGTTATGGTTTTTAGCTGTGGAATTGGTGATGATGATAAAGTATTATTAAAATTCGGTTATGATAATACTGAAATATTAAATTTACAAGAAGCAAAAGAAGATTATAAACCATTGTTAAAAAAACAAATTGAAGAATACAATCCTGATGATTATTCAGTGAGTGAAGATACTGATGCAGAGTTTGAAAATATACAATCAATAATGAAAAGAATGGTTGAAGCAATTGAAAACGATGATGAAGAAGAGATTGCAAAAATAAAACAAATATTAAATAGTAAATCAAAAGCAGATTTTGAAAAAGATTTCAACCCTGATGAAATTTCTAATTTAATAACTAATAAGTTGCATTTTGTCAAAGAGTTTCAAAAAATAGAATACTTTCAATATAATTTTAAAGGTTTAAATGAACAACTTGATGAAATTATTGCAGCAAGCAAAGATGAAAGTGTTATTGATTATATTAAAGATGGCTTTTATTTTTTAGGAGTTACTGGTTTAAGAACACCAAAAGAAAAATTAATTTTTTCTAATCTAACGGAAGATTTCTTTTTTATCGAGGGCGATAAATGCGGTCAGTTTTCTTTCAAGAAAAAGGATCAAGAATTCATTGACAAAGGCTTTTATGATTTAATGGAACAATACAAAACAGAAAAGAAAGTGAAAGAATTTTAATGTTATTCTTTAAAGTTTTAATATTTTATATCAAAAAAGCTTTCATTAGTAAATTTATGAGAGCAAAAACCTTTGAAATCAAAAGAGGTTCAAACAGTTATAAAGATGGTAGCTATTATTATGACTTAATCTTTTATTATAATGATAGAAAAAGAACAATATTTAGTATTTATCAAAATGATTTCCTTGCACCATATCGACCAGATGAGCAGGTTTTAACTGATAAAGCATTTAATGAAGCTACTGCTTTAAGAGATAAATTAATGAAAATGACAGAACAAGAAAAAGACAACTATTTTTTTAAATACGAAAACAAAGACTTGATAAAAAAGATTGAGGATTTTTAAAATGAGCAAGGTTAAAAGTTTAATACTAAATAATTATGGATCACAAAGCATTGATTCCGATGAAGTCAAAAACATTGTCAACCAAATAATGGAATATGAAAACCTAAAAGAATTCATTATAGAAGAAACAGGAAGCAAAGATTTTGATTTTTATTATCACGGAATAATGGATGTAAAAAATGAAATTGGTGAGCAATCATTCAATGTTTGCTTTTGGATTAATAAAAAAGTTATCTTAATGATAAATACCGAAACAGATGAGGTTGCAACTTATGACACAGAAGATCCAAGAGTTCAAGAATTATCAATTTATAAAGAAATTATTGAGGCTTACAGTGAAAGTGAAGGATGCCAAAAATACGAAAAAATAAAACTAATTAATAAAGTTGAAGAGTTTTAATGAATAAAAAGAAACCTTTTAAAGTTTTAATCAATTAAAAACCTATTATATAATAGGTTTTTTTGTGTTTGCTTATTTATTTATGCGCAGGTCTTGCTATTTTTATTATATTATAGTATAATAGAGAGTAAGAAGGCAAGAAGCCTTTTAAAAATAAAAGGAATTAAAAAAATGAAATTAACAAAAATAAAAACAATACATAATAAAACAGTATTTATTAATACAGACTTTATAGCATCAGTTGAATACACAGGAAGTGGAAGTGGAAATGAAAATGTATATGTATTATTATCAGGAATTAATGAAAATTATATGTTAACAAAAGAAGAGTTTGAAACAAAAATATTATTACAAGAAAAAATAAATAATTTTTAATATAAAATTATAAACAAAAAAAAAAGACTTCAATTAAGAAGTCTTTTTTGCATTCATCAATTATTAACTATGGATATGTTAATGCTTGCTATTATACCACAATTTAATTATTTATCATCTTTTTTATTTAACTCAAATTCAATTCTTGCTTTTGCTATCTCTAAATATTCAGCATCTAAATCTATACCTACACCTTTAAAGCCTTCCCTTGCTGCTGCTTTCAATGTTGAACCACTACCCAAAAATGGGTCTAAAATTAAGCCATTTTCAGGCGTTACTAATCTACATAAGTAAGCCATTAAATCAGTTGGCTTTACTGTTGGGTGGTTATTTTTTGCAACTGCTTTAACACTTCCATAAGCTTTTGCAACATCACCGTTTGTTCCACCGCCACCAATTGTTTGCTTATCTTCAAAATCATCCAAGCCTTCATTGCGATCCTTTTTGCTTGTTTTAGGTGAATAAAAATATTTAGTTTTCTCTCCTAAAATGTCAACTATTGGATCAGAGTTATCATGTATTAAGTTGGCTGGAAATCTGCAACCTTTCAAATCACTATTATTAAATTCTTTTGATTCTTTATGCATTGAGTAAGAGGTTTTTTCTTTTTGCTCTGTTGCAATTCTACCAAGCTTTTCATCTGTTGGAATACGACAATCATCAATATTGATTCCTCCAACTCCGTTGACCAAAACATTTTCAGCAATCGTTTTCTCGCTTAATGGTTTTCTTGCAATAGTAAAAGGTTCTAATGCTGGTTTTAGCGCTGTTCCAGTAATACCTTTTAAATCTGTTTCAATGCCTTTTTTCTTTAATGATTTTTCTATATTTAAACTTTTGGGGAATCCACTTCCGTATAACCAGCCCCCCATGTCACGAATTTCGAATCCTGCATCCTCAATATTGCAAGCCATACGATGTTGTGTTCTTGTTCCAGCGAATGCTATCATATGACCGCCAGCTTTTAAAACTCGTAAGCATTCAGCCCAAATTTCTTTTGATGGAACGCCATGATCCCACTCTTTACCCATAAACCCAATTCCGTATGGCGGATCGGTAACTATTGAATCGAAATGATTATCAGGGTATTTTTTTAATACTTCAAGGCAATTGCCGTGTTCTAATTTAAAATCTTTATTCATTTTTTTTTATATCTCCCAATATATTTATGTTTGTTTTAATTTAAATCTTTTCTTTTTCTGTTTTCTTAAATAATCAAGTTGTTCCGTGTCTATATGAAAGCTTTTTTTCACACTTGAAAACGCTTTTAAAATATTATAATTCATTTTTTTTATTTTCCTTTTTTAATTGTTTTTCTTTCTTTGATTTTTCAGCAAACCAAGCAATTTGTGATTGCCTTGTGTCTGTTTTCAATCTTGTTTTTTGGTTTTCTTTTCTTTTTGAAATCATGTCAATTATTTTTTTAAAGACTTCTTCAATTGTGATATCAGCAAAACAAGAAAACTTTTCATTTGTATTATTAAAACTTAATGTATAATGATTGCGCCTTTTATCAGCTATCACATCAAAGCCTTCATAATTAATAAAAATGCTTGTTATACTGTGTTTTTTTAATGTTGGTGTGTCAATTCTTGTTGAATAATCACACTCTTTTTTAATATCAATCATGTTTCCAATCCTCACGTTTTAAACTTATATTTTTTATACCTTGCTTTTTCCATTCACTTCCTATTTTTTTTCTATCATAATTTTGACAATTTATATAAAATTCAATGAATGTGTCAAGATTGTCATCTTCAATAAAATATTTAAGATTGTTTTTATTTTTTACAACTGAAATATTAAGAAGTTTTAAAGAAGAAGGCTTTTGAAATTTATATCTAAAACCACTGATAGAATACTTTATATTGTTTTCTTCTTTTATTTTCTCCATTAATTTTGTTGTGATCTCAATCATTTTCAATTCTCTTTAATTGCATCTCTTGATTCCTTAATAAAGCAGTAAGCAACCCTTTATTATTTTTATTTGAAATAATTAATTCTTCTTTACATTCTTTTATATTGTTTAATGTTGAAATTAATTCTTTTTGTATTTGTTTATTAGTCATTTTAAAAGTTCTCCAATTTATGCTTTATTTTAATTTTGTTGTATGCACCTTCACTTATTTTGTATTTATTTGATCTAAAACATTTAATATCAATGGTTAATTGAATAGATATTTTATAGCCATCATTTATTAACATTCTTTTTTCTACTTTACTTTTGATAAAATCAATATGACTTTTAAAATCCTCTGTTCTTGTTGTATAACATAAATTATTAAAGCCTTCTTCATTCTCTACAATACAATAATATATATCTTCTATTAATTCATTTTCGTTTTGTAAATATTCAGCATCCAAAGATTCATTGCCAGCATCTTTTAATCTTATACCACTATGATCATAATATTTTCTATTATTTACATTATAAGTTTCAAACAAATAATGATTTTCAGGAAAGAACAATTTTGTTTCATAAGAGATTACAATATTTCCTTCATCTCCAAAAGTTTCATTTTTAAATCCAAGCATTGCAAACATTAAAAGTTCTCCAATTTCTTTTTCATTTTCATTTTATTATAATAGTTTTCATCATATTCATCCATTCTTTGAACTCTCATTGATCTAACTTTGAAAACAGTTGAATAAAAGATGTCTTTTCTCATTTGATCATTGCAAACATTAGTTTCAATGTTTTCTTTTATGAACTCAAAATGGTCTTGTTTTAAATATGAATTAGTAACCAAACATAAGTTTTTTAAGGTTTCTTCATCTTTAATCATTTCAATATATAACTTATTAATAACTTTGTGTTGTATTGAATTAAATTCTTTTCTTATTTCGTGATTATCTACAAAGTCAAGTTTTCTGTGAAATTGAATATCAACTTTTGCTTTCTCTCCCCAACATAATTTTTTAATTTATATTTATTTGAAAAATCTTCATGTATCATTTTATTTTTAAAATTCATTATTATATTTCCTCAATGCATTCAATTGATTTTATTAATTCAATTTTACGTTTGCGATCATTTGTTTCTTTTGCGATCTTCTGTAAGATTTCAAAAGCTTTTTCTTTTTCAATTTTTATTTCGTTAGTTGTCAATAATTCAGATGGCACTTTACAATTTAAGAAAACAAATTCTTTTTTTATTACTGGTTCAAGTTCTATATATTCAGTTCTTGTAGTTGTGCAGCCACTCATTAAAAATAATAATGTAAATAAACAAGCAGAATAAAAAAAGTATTTCAAAGATTTCTTGATGGTCTTAATATTCTCTTCTGCATTTAAAACAAAGTCTTGTGCTTTTCCACTTGAAAAATCAAAATAATATTTTGTATAAATATGTTTTTCATCTTCACTGAAAGTTTTTATTATATTTTTTAATTGTTTTTTATCAAAATGAGTTGTTGGTTTATGATTGAATTTTCTTGATATGCTTATTATCAATTTAGCTTCTTTTGATTCTATTTTATTTTTTTGCATTTTGAAGTTCTCCAATTTTTTTGGAAAATCTTGCATAAGATAAGCAGTCTTTTATTTGTGTTTTATTTAATAAATTATATTTATGTATTTTTTTATTATATCTATAATTTTTTAAATCGTTTTCTATAAAATCAAGTTCTTGAAATGTCATTAATTTTAAATTACTTTTTAATACTCTTGTTTTCTCATTATCTTTCATGATATACTCCCTTTTGTAGTAATAATATATCATATAAAATGCGCAGGTCAACAAAAAAACCATTATATATTGACTTTTTTAACTATTTTAATAATAAAGGTTGTAATTGTTATATTATAATATATAATAGAGGTATGCAAAAAAAGTATTCTCCCAATATATATTTGTGTAAGTTATTATTTAACATTTTTATAATAACGCCTTTTGTAAAAAGCCCTTGATTAATTTCAGGGGCTTTTTTTTATTTAAAAGTTATCTAATTTATTATTTATTTTATAAGCATTCAAATATTGTTGTATTCTATCATAACAATCATCTTCATTCTCATTAAGTGGGCAGTTATGAGCAGATGCCCATTCTTCAACTTTAAAACTTTCAAGATTTATTTTATAATAAATTATTTCAACATTAACATATATTGATTTTTTATTTTTAAATAATTCATTATTTATTAAATCAATAAAAACATTATAATTAAAATCTTCAACATTAATTCTTATTCTTTTTTCAGCTCCATCTTTATTCCAAAAATCTATTTTTAATTTATTTTCTTTGAGTTCTTTCAACTCTTTTTCTTTTTTTATTATTATTTTTATAGCTTCAACAATATTAAAAGTATCAAAATAAACATATGTAAACATTGACAATGAAAATATAAGACTACAAATAAAAAATATAATATCAAACATAATTAAAACCCCTTCAAATTGTTTTCAATCTTTTCTTTTACTTCTCTTTCTTTTATTGTTTTAATTAATGTTTCAAGCTTTACGTTATGATAATGGATATTCCTATTTGATTTAGTTTTATAATGCTCACGTAAATCTTTTTTATAGTGCTCAAAAGTTTCAGCATCACAATATTTTAGTTTTTCGTTAAAATCAAATTGTTGTGCATAATCGGATGGAATATATGGATTGTTATTTTTCATTGAAAACCCTTTTATGTTTTCTTTTAATTTTTGTTTTCTTCTTTTCATTTCTTCCCTTTCAATTCTTGCTTGATCGTTTTCCAAAGTAAACAAGCTATAACCTTTAAAATCCAGTGTAAATTCAACCTCTGTTTCTTTGTCCATTTTAAAATTCCTTTAATTTATTGATTATTGTTACATCATTAAAACCTAATTTTTTTAATGCCCACTTTATATCATCACGCTCACTTCTAAACATTTCATCATCAATAAAATAATCAAGAATAAATTCATTATTTATAAAATGCATTTTACAAGGCATATATTCAAAAGATGGTTTTCTTGTGAAAAAGTCATTATCGGTAATTTTAACTTTTGATATTGAATAGTATTCATTATTTTTTATATTTTTAAAATAAAGTTTTTCACCTTGCAAATCTCTTTTGTCGTTTTCTTGAAACTCTTGTTTTATAATTATTACATCCATTATTAAGCCTCCTTTTATTTAATTAAATATCTTGTTTAAGCTTTCAACCATTTCATCGTCAACTATTGTTTGCAAACATTTTTTATTTTTTATTTTATTTAATTCAGCATTTATTTTTTTGTTGTCTTCTTCTTTTATTGTTTGATTATCTTTTAATAATATATTAATAATTTTTAGTTGTTCGTTTTCTTCTTTCAAAGTTTCATTATTATTATTTAAGATTTCAATTTCTTTGTTATTGTTACAACGATTCCTTTCTTCGATCACTTTTATTTTGTTTGCTTCATTACTTGATATTAAAATTTTGTTTTCTTCTTCAAGATTTGAAATAGTAGTTTTGCTATCTATATAAAAATAGATGGCTATTGTCAAAACAACTGAAAGAACAATTGTTATTGCTTTACTTTGTAATATTGTAGTTCCAGTTTTTATTAATTTATCTATCATTTTAAAACCCCTTTAATTTATTATTTATTTTATTTCTTATTTCTTCTTTTTTAAATCTCATAACTTCTTGCCTTTTAATTTCTATTGATTCAACCATTTCATTATTCCAATTATTAACAGTGAAACCTTTATTTATATTTCCATTTTCATCAAACACTCTATACATGTCAGGTTTATCACTCATCGTTTTTTCCTTCCAATAGACTAAATTTAAAATTTTCAATCAGCCACAAAATTTGTTCATTGCTTAAATTGCCATCATATGTTGTTTTCATATTTCCATTTTTGTCCCATCCAACAACAAACATACTTTCATAAATACCTTTGGATTGTTCCAAAATATCATCAGCATCTTTTTTTATTTTTATTATTTTAGTTTTCATTATTAAAACTCCTTTATTTTTCGTTGCATTACTTTTTCTCTTAATTCTTCTTTGCTTTCTTCACAAAGAATGCTCTTGTTAATTAAAAAATTAAGTATTTTTGCATTACCTAATTTTAAATGAAGATCAATCATTTCATCAGTGAGTTCAATTTCATGCATTTAGAAAGCTCACAATAAGAAAACAAATAAACAGTGATGAAATCCAGAATAATAAAACAAGAACAAAAGCTGCAATCATTAAAGTTACACACTCGTCAATTAAAGAATATTTTTTATTTCGTTTTTCTTCATCTTTTTCATTATTAAAAAAATAATTTATAAATAAAATAATTGGTGTTGATATAATTAAAATAATATAATCAATCATTTTGTTGTTCCCCTTTTTGTTTTTATTCCCTTATATTATCATTAAAATAAACTTTGTCAACCTGCGCATAATAAAAAAAGCCCACAAAAATATGTGGGCTTAATTATAGGGGTAAACAGTTTTTTATTTTATCTTGTTGACTTCATTCTTGAATGCTTTTAATGTTGGCATTTTATCATTTAATAATGAATTAAGAAAAGAAGTTAAGCAAACAGTTAACATGTAATCAACTTCATCAATCTTGTCTTCTTCAAATACTTTTGACATCGATGCACAAGTGATGTGAAAATCTGTAAGTCTTAATTTTGAATAATTTATTTCATTTTCATTTTCAGGTTTATTTGTTAATACTAAATTAATAACGCCTTGAAAATCTTCAAGACTTTTATTATTTTTTAAATCAAAAGCCCTTTCTTTTTTCTCACCTTTTGAATTTACAAAACAAAATAAAATATTATTAATTTTTTTCTCTTCTAAAAAATTATGTAACTCTTCATAATGTATTAATTCAGCAACTTTTTCTTTAACTCTTTTTTTTGCTTTTGTTTTTGCAACCTTCTTTGGCATGTTTAATTTTTCATTATAATGTTTCGAAAGTTTTCTGATCGCTTTTCTTGTGTTTAATGTTGGCATTATTTTCCCCTTATCTTATTTAAAATATTAAAAGTTTTAAATAAAACAAAACCAGTTTGAATTATAAACATTGTAATTATAAAGCCAGCCCAAACAAAAACACCCCCAAGATAAAAAATAGAAAAATGAAGAATCATTGCAATAATTGATTCAACATAATCCTGTTTGTATTTTGGCAGCAAATAAAACCATCTTAATGCTTTTTTAAATTTTTCCATTTTTTTAATATCTCCCAATATTTTTTTTATATATTATCTAAAATTCCCAAATGTTTTTTTTCTGGAAATTTACAATTCTTCGTTTGCAACTTCTCATTGAATTCATTAATGCAATCTGCTCTCACAAAAAACCTTTTAAAACTTTTTGTATTCTCAAAGTAGCCAACTAAATTATTAAAGTTTTCTCCTTGACTATTTAAAATATGTTGCGCTTTTCTTTCACTACAACAAAGCCTATTATTATTCATTAAAACTTGCAAAGAATAACATACTACTTTATGTTTTCCAAATTCTTTAATTATAAATGGTTTTATGATTCTTAAATTTTTTGCTTGTGGTTGAGTGCTCAAAACCTCTTGTCCGTTTTTATCTAAATTCATTTTATTTTTTTTCTTGTAATTGATTTTATTCTTCATCTTCTTCTCCGTTTTTTATTTCACTTATTATCAATCACCCTATATTTTATATTATAACATTTTATGCGCAGGTTACAAGTTTTAAAACAAATTAATTTTTTCTTTATTTTTGACAACAAAACCTTTATTAACTAATAAGTGAACTATGCCTTTTAAATGGCTTTGACCATACGTAATATAAGCGTTCTCCTCAATATTCACTAAATGGTTAACAACCTTTTGATTCCTGTATTGAATAATAATGTCGTTGTAGAATTCTCCCTTATTCACTAATTGGTTAACCACGATCCAGTTGTGTTTTAAATACATTTTATAAATTGGTTTAGGTATGTTTATTGTATCAATAAAGCCTTCTTTCTCTTGCGTTAAACCTTGATTTTTCAACGATTGCTCAAAGCTTGTTAACTTATTGGTTAACCCGTATATTTTAGCTAAATTATTAAATTCAGTCATAGAAATGTCAAGATTGAATCCATCTTGTATTTCTTCAAAAGAGTTTTCATTTTTCCAATCCAATCTTTTAATTATTTTTTTTATACTATATTTTATATATTTTTCTTGATTGATTTCTTTTGATTTAATGAGTTCATAAAATGTTAAGTAGTCATTTTTTTTATATATAGATTTCTCATGAATAACTTTATTATAAAAACTTTCAGGGGCAACATGTAACATTCCTTGCAGAACTATTATTTGATTTCCTTTTTGAAGTGTTATTTTTTCAACATCATAAGTGATTAAATTTAAAAATATTAAATAAATAAATATAAAAGAGAATACAGAATAAAAAATTATATTAATTATGTTTGTTTTTAAGTAGTTTAACATGTCAACTCCTCATTAATTTTATTTAATTATAACAATATAATAAATAAAGTCAAGAGAAAGGTCAAGAGATATAGTGCTATCGCACACTGACAACACTACGTGTTGATTGTTTTATTATGTATATGCCTATTAATTCGTGTTTTTAACCACCTTTTAGCATTAACCTATATAACCACAAGTTAAAGCGATTGCGAATAGCAATCAAGACCATTCTTTTACAGTGTTGCGTAGCAACTTTAAACATAACAAATATAATAAATAATAATTGAAAAAACAATATTAGTTATAAGTAATAGTTAGTAAGGTATAAACTCCGCCAAATATCAACGATTTATTAAAAAAGCGTAGTATAGCAAAGGGCAAAAAATAGTATAGCAAAGGGCAAAACCTTTTTTTATAATACAATAGTATATTAAAGGGCAAAATTAAAACTAACTAAAAACCCTTTATATAAAGGACTTTTTAGACTTCTTATATAATAAATTAAATACCTTATTGAGTTATTTTAAAATTATACTATAATGTAATTAACAACAAAAGGAGAATAAAAAATGAATTTTAAAAGAAAAATGGAATTACTATATAGAAATGTTATTATTGATATATCAAATGAATATGCTTCAAATGATAAAACAAGAGAAGACTTTATTGAAGAAGTTAATTCAGGACTTGCATCAATGCTAGGTTTTGAAATGTTTAAAAATTACTTAAAAAACGGTGATAAAGTTTTATTTACAGATGATTGCACACGTGAAAAAGATTTGGATCAATTCTTATTTCAATATTACAAAGTTTTAACTCTTATTTTTGATGCAATCGTTATTGAAAGAATAGATAAAAAAAGAAGTGGCTTTACACTAATCAAGGGGGGTAAATAATATGATGCAAAAATGGCAATCTTGGTGGCAAAGACAAGACAAAGAAGCAGTTCAAAGTCGAGCAATTCAAAAGATAAAAGAAGGCATTATTGATGATTACTTTTTAGATGATGAGAATGGAATCGTTGAAGTTGTAAGAAATCTTGATGGGTCAAAGGATCTTGAATATAAAGAATTTATGACAAGAGCTGAAGCTAAAACAAAATTTGATAAAGAAAACAATATAAGTGTATCACCTGAAAAAATAAAATTAACTAATAGAGAAGAGAATATTTTAGAACGTGGTGATGCATTCCAAAACGCTGATAAATATGACAGAAAAGCAAGGATGCAAATGTTACGAGAAGAAGGCAAATTTTCAACTAATAACGCAAAAAATATTGTTGAAAAAAGAAGTCTTTCAGAAGAATTAAGAGGTGAAGCTGAAAGCAATTATAATTCAAAACCTAAAATGAATAAATATCAACAAAAAGATTATAATGATTTTAAAGATGCATACGGATTCTAAATAAAACTATTATATAATAATTAAAAGGAGCTTTCATAAGTTCCTTTTTTATTTGACTTTTTTTATTATTATTGTAGATGTAAATAAAGGAAACAATAAAATAATAGGGATCAACATGACAATTATTAAAATAGATGGATGTATATTTCAAAAGCTGGAAGCCAAAGCAAAAGAAAATTTTGAATATTGGGAAACGGTCAACAAAGCAAAAAAAGAAAAGCAATGCTTTAATACGATAAAATCATGCAGGGTTGGCGTTTTTTGCGAGTGGGCGGTCAAAATGCATTTATTAAATACATATAGTTTTGACCTTTTAGAATTAAATGTTTACGGAGAAATTGAAAGGCATCATAATAAACAATTTAGAGGTAAACCTGACATTGAATTAGTTACTTCAACCCAAGAAATCAAAGCAGAAATCAAAGGAATATCACAAGGACAACCCAAAAGTCAAGTGCTCACAGCACACGCTGAAAAATACCACAATAATAATTTTACCCACCTTATTTTTTGCGAATTATTTTTAAATGAATCAAAACAAGAAGCCGAAATTGAGATTTATTTAACTGAAAAATTAAGAGATACAATAAGAAATCCAATCTATAAAAACCTATATGGCAAAGAATGCTACACCAATGAAAACTTTATAAATACATTAATAAAAACTAAACAAATAAGACCTGCGATCTAATAAAAATCAACCTGCGTATATTTATAAAGATTTGTTTATTTATTAACTTTTTTTAATTCTTACTAATTAAAGAATCATATCTTTAACAAACGATGAAATTTAACGAGTAAGGGGGGGAATGAGTAAAAAAACCATGATGATGGCTACTTTTACAACTTGCTATGCGTAGGTTGTTATTTATCTTTTGTTCTTTCATAAGTATTAAGACCAAAATATGCACCTACAAGTATAAAAAACATTGCTTGTGTGCTGGTAATCAATGGAAGATATACAGGATTAACCTCAAAATAAATAGGTAGTATACCAGACAATAAAACATATAAAAAAGCTACTATTGTCATGATGGTTCTGTTTCTGCCTTTCTCTTTTCTTTTCATTTCTTTTTTGATTTCTTCATCTGAAAAAACAACTTTTGCTTGATCTTCTTTTGTAATCATTTTATTTAATTCCCTTGATTATATTATTATATAAAACATCAAAAACCATTGATTTTATTTTGTTGTATTATTTTTATTCTAATGTATTTTATTAAAAAATACAGGGGAACATCATGAAACAAAAAAATAAAATAAAGCAAATGCGAGAATTAATAAACTTTACACATGAGTTTTTAGCAACTTATGATGAGCGATTTAAAGGTGAAGTTGCTGATGAATTAGTTCTTGGAACTGGAGTTCAAGAAGGTGGGAATTTTGCATACATTAAACAATTGGACGGTGGCGTTGGTTGTTCTTATTGGCAGATTGAGCCTAAAACTCATGATGATAATTGGGAAAAATATTTAATTTATAGACCAGAATTAGCAAAAAAGTTTTTAATTTTGGCTGGTGATATTTCAATTTTTAATCATTTAGAAGAAAGTGAACACAATGATTTTATAGTTAATTTTATAAAAGAGGGAAGACACAAAGACCTTTCAAATTTAACTTTAATTGCAGATCTAAAATATGCAATAGCACATTGCCGACTTTGGTATTTTAGGAAATCATTTCAAATGCCTTCTTACATTAATATTGAAGAATTGGCGGAAATATGGAAAGAACATTATAATACTAATGTAGGAAAAGGAACCGCTGAACAATTCATTGAAGGTTATAATGCTTATGTTAAATAAAAGAAGACTTAAAAAAAGAATTCAATTAAGAAAAATCAAATTCTTTAATAGTAAACATTAAAAAAAACCATTATATAATGTAAAAAGTTGACATTAACTTTTTTTATTATACCTTTTTAAATATATAGGTTAGATAATTAATAATTTTGGTTGATTGTGTCAACAATTTTTATATAAGTTATCAAAAATATTTGTGATATTTAACACCTGTTTTTTAAATATGTAATTTAAAATGTAAAAACTAAAGACCTCGTGGGCAGTTCAGTGAACTTTAAAAATTAAAAGGAAAGTATAAAATGAATCAAGAAAATAACGGTGAAAACCAAAATTTAGATAATAACAACGAAAACCAACAAACAGAACTTGAGCAATTAAGAGAAGCAAACGCACTACTTACAAATCAAGTAAATTCAATTACAGGTGAGCGTGATAAGGTTGTTGGAAAAAATAAAGATTTAATAAACGAGAATGGAAGTTATAAAGAGAAAATAAACAACTATTCAAATTTAGCAAGCGATGAAGAAGATAAAGAGTTATTGAGAAATGGAAACGCACAAGCGGTTTTCGATAAGCAAAAGAAAGCACAACAAAAAAACTTTGATGAAATCATGGGCGGTGCAAATAAAGAGATTGAAGATTTAAAAAATGAAGTTTTAGGATTTAGAAACCAAATTAAAAAAAGTGAGTTTGAAAGAGCAGCCGCTGATTATATATCAAAAACAGATATTAAAAAAAGTGCAGCATCTACTTTTATAAAACTTGCGATGGAAAAAGCAGAATTAGTGAATGGTGAGTTTGTTTTTAAAGATTCAAACGGCAACATTAAACACAATTCAAAAGGTCAAAAGTTTACACTTGAAGACCATGTGAACGAACAAAGAAATTCAAATGAATTCTTTTTTGATATTCAAGAAGGAACTAACGCTGCAAGAAATGGTCAGCAACAAAACGGTGTAAAAACTTACACGCAAGAAGAATGGCAAAACCTTTATTCAAAGGCAACACCAGAACAAGAGCTTGAACTTGATGCGCTTTATGATAGCGGAAAAGTAAAAGTTGAAGATTAATAAGATTTAGAAAATAAGTAAAAAAAAATTACATAAAATTACATATTTAAAACACAAACGGGAGAATTAAAATATGGCGAATAATAACGATTTTAGCGCAACGTATAGAGATAAACTTGCACCAAAAGCAATTAAAAGATTAGTTGCAAAAATGGAACCACTTCATTATCTTAATCAAGATATTAGTGATGACATTATAGACAAAAACCAATCTGTATCAATAGAACTTCAAACTGAAGATTTTATTGCCAATGATTTTGATGATGTGAATGGTATTCAATCACAATCATTTAAAACTAAAACCAAAACAATTATAGTTGACAAACATAAAGAAGTTACGTTTGAATTATCTGACAAGCAAATGAGAGAAGTTCAAACAATGAACATTGTTCCTGATCTTTTCAATAATGCTGTTAATGCATTAGCAAAAGCTCAAGTTTTAGAGTTTTATAAACTTTATAAACAAGTTTATAATTTTGCAGGTGTTGGTTCAAACAATGCTTTCAAATCTGATGATATTTTTGAAGGTGAAAAAATACTTTTTGATGTATTAGTAGAAACAGATCCTGTTTGTGCAGTAACATCAAGAGCATTTACTGATTTAGCACACGAATTAAAAAACGCTGGTAAAAATGCAGATTCTACATCTGAGAATGTTTTAAGAAATAAAAATCTTGGCACAATTGCAAACTCTTATGTTTTCCGTGATCAACTTTTACAAGATGTTTATCATACAGCAGGAACTGCAAGCGCAAACGAAACTTTGGTTTCAAAAGGTGCAACTGCAATTGGTGAAACTTCAATTTTAATCACTGGTGAAATTGGTGAAACTTATGTTGAGGGTGATTTAATTTCAATTGAAGGTCATGAGCAAACATACACTGTTACTGGTGATGCTGTTCACGTAGCCGCAGATTTATCTGTTAATGTATCTCCTGCAATTTCTATTGAAATAGCTGATGCAAGCGCAATAACAGTTGTAGGTTCTCATCCTGTTAATCTTATGTATGGCAAAGAGTTTGCGGTTCACGTAATGCGTCAACTTGATAAATCTGCACAAGAGTTAGGATTAAGTTCTACAAATTCAGTGCAACAAAACGTTGTTGATCCACGCACTAAAACTTCAATGAGAATGGAATCATTCCGTGATCCTAAATTGAAAACTCACTTTTTCACTTTTGATGTTTTATTCAATGTTGAATTAATGGATGCACGATACGCAGTTAGATTATTAAATTCTTAATTTAAAATTAAGGTAAGTCTATAAACACTATAAAGGGTTGGGTTTTAAAACCTAACCTTTTTTTTATTTTAAATTTGGAGAAATAAGATGACAAAATACATAATGATTAATTTATACAATAAAGACAGAGAAGCCAAAGTTGAAAAAGATGGCGCTGCACATTTAAGATTTCTTAAAAACGGCTGGGTTGAAGTTAAAGAAGAAATTAAAGAAGAGATTAAAGAAGAGATTAAAGAAGAAGTAAAAAAAGAAGTAAAAAAAACATCAAGAAAAAAGAAAGTTATTAAAAAGGAATCTGAATAATGGGTGAAAATAACAACGATTGGACAAAAGAACTTTTGATGACCTTGGGTAAAATTAATGGTGAGGTTGGTTTAATAAAAGATGGTATGAAAGAGCAGAGCGAAGACTTAAAAACTCAACAAAAAATGATTGCAAGTTTAGTTTCAAACGATATAAAATTAACAAATACTATTGCAAAAATAAACGATATAAAAACAAACATTGATAAAAACGAAGATAAAAACGATGCAGAAGTAAAAGAGTTAAAAAAAAAATAAGATAATGATATAAAAAAATTAAATGATCGTGTTTTAAAAAATGAACATATTGCAAAAATAGGTGTTTTTATATTTACTTTTTCTTATGCTGTTTTTATGTTTTACATTAAAAGTTTGATAGGTTAATTTATGGAAGCTTACAATAGAGGACAGGTTGTTCACTTGACAGAATTAGAAGGACAAAAGCAACGTGTTCTTCTTCTTCTTGATAAAATAATTTTAAAATATAGTAAAAATATTATTGAAAAAATTAATATTAATTCAAATTCAATTCAATACACAAATGAAAGTATTGAAGAAATAGTTGATGAAATGTTTGAAAATCAAAAATCTTTTTTACAGGAAGAGCTTTTATTGTTAGCTTTATATGAGAGCAATTTTCAAAGTAAGTTGACAAATAAAGAAAAAAAAGAAAACATAAAACCGTTAACTGAAACACAGGCATCTAAAATTCTTGGGTTTTCTGTGTTGGGTGCAACGTTAGCAACATTTTTAAGAAATCAAAAGATTAAATTAAAGCAAGAATTAAAAAAAGAAATAAATTTTATTTACGGTCAAAAAACAACAAATGCGGCTGCAAGAAATAGAATTATTAATAATGTTTTAAATTCAAATAAAAATCAACTTGAAACAATATCAAGAACAACAACAAGCCACATTTTAAATAATACAAGAATTGAAACATATATAAAAAACGATATTGAAAAAGTTATTTATTCAACAATTGCAGATAAAAAAAGAAGTAAAATTTGCAAAGATTTAAATGGATTAATACAGTTTGCAAATGATCCAAAGATAATAAATCCACCACAGCATCCAAATTGTCGAAGTTTTCAAATGCCGTATTTTGGAAAAGGTGATAAATATGATGAAACTTTTGCAGCTTATGCATCAGAGGAAGGTTTGAAAATGGATGAAAATGGCAACTTTGCATTGAATAAAAAAGATATAATTTCATTAAAAGATTTGGAAAAAAGAGACAAAAAGAAGTATGGTTTTTAATGTTTGATTTTAAAAAAAATCAATATACAATGAAAATAATACAAAAAATTATTGGGAGATAATAAATGGCAATAGAATACATCACAAGAGCACAAGTATCAAAACATATTGATGAAATAGAATATCCACGTCTTCCTGATAATTCAATTGATGAAGAAAGAATTGCAGAAACGATGACATTTCCACGAAAAGAAATTGAACCATATTTAATTCAAGGTGGTTATGTTGTGCCTGTTATTTTACAAGAAGATATTGATCAAATGATTAATATAGTATTGCCAATTTTCAAATATTACATGACAAATAATAACGGCAACAGAACTGATGAAATAACAGAAGGTTATAATAATGCAAAAAGCATTTTAAATAAAATTGCATCTGGTAAGACTACTTTAAATATTGAAAACGACATCTCAAATAGTGCAGGAAGTGAATTAAACTTTTTCACGTTAGATGTTTTTTAATGGCAAGTTTAAATATTGAAGAATTGGAAGAGTTAGAAAAGAAGTTTTCCAAAATTGACACTGATGAAATGATGAGAAATACATTATTAGAAATCTCACAAGGATTCAAGGAATTTTCAAAGGGAACTTTTATAAGTAAAAAAAGCCCTTTTGGTAAAAAATGGGAACCTTCCCAAAATCCTGACACTTTAATTGATACTGGTGATCTATTTAATAGTATTGAAAGTGTTGTAAGAGGTAATAGTGTTGTTTTGTTTTCATCGGGAAATTTAGATTATGCTATTGAACATAATGATGGCTGGGGAATTATGCCAATACGTGAATTTATTCCAAACAAGGGAAAAATACCTGCTGCTTGGAGACGATTTGCAAAAGAAAGTATTGAAAAAAATTATAATAGCAAAATATTAAAAAGAATTAAAAAGAAAAAATAAAAATTATTGGGAGATAATAAAAAATGTTTGAAAGTAAAAATCTAATTGTAAGTGAATATTTAGAATCTTTATGTTTAAAAATTAAAGAAGATATGCCTGATGAAGTTTTTACTTGTGATATTTACGCAGGGCAACTTTCCGAAGGTGCAACAAATGGATTGAATTTTAATGTGAAAAAAGGTTGTCAACTTTACTTGACACTTGACAGTATGACTTTCCCAAAAGGAGAAATCTTAATTGGAGAAGCTACCTTTGTTTTATATTGTGCAGCATTACCATCAATAAACACAAGAGGTTTTTCACTTGAAGGATTGAATGCAGTTCAAAAAATAATTGGCTACATAAATGAGCAAGAATATTTTATGCAAGGGCTGATGACAAGACCAGAATTTCAACTGGTTGAGCAGATGGAAAATAAAGAAAAGAGCAACCGTTTATATAATATTTTTAAAATATCATATAGACAAAGAATAATGTTAAATCAAAGTTAAGAAAAAATAAATTACATATTTAAACACAAACGGGAGAATTAAAATATGGCTATAAATAAAAGTTTAGCGAAAAAAATTGCTAACAAAGATGAATTTCATATGGCAGAAGGAACGGCAGTAATCCGTCCTGTTGACATTAATGGAGTTCCAACGGGTGATTTCCGCAGAATCGGATCAATGAGTGAATTTTCAGTTTCACATGAAGTTGAAGAAACAGAAATAAGAGAAAGTGAAAGCGGTCAATCAAACATTGCTGAAACTATTTACAACAACCCAACAGCTGTTTTTACTCTTGGTTTTAGATCTTTTAGTTCACAAAACTATCAAATTTTTACACTTGGTAATACAACAGATGAAGCGGCAGCTGTTGCAGAAACTAAAACAATAAATATTAAAGCAGACACTGTTTATTCATTAGATGATTTAGTTGATACATCAACGAATGCTGTTTCAATTGCAGACACTTCAACAGGTCTTGTTATTTTAGAAGAAGGCAAGAATTTTGAAATCGGTGAATCTGGTTTAATTCAATTTTATACAGTTGCAGAGCAAACATCGTTTGGTGCTGATACAATAATTGATGACACTGGTGTTGATTATGATGTTACTTACGATAAATATTTGCAAGAAGCAACACAAGCTTTTCAAAATAATGCATTGAATTTTGAAGTTCAATTTGCAGTTATTAAAAAGAGTGGTGGCGTTTATGAAGAATTTTTGGTAATCATTCCAAATCTTTCAGTTTCACCATCTGATGGCGTTACATTTTTAAGCCCAACCGATGCAGCTGTTGCAACTGTTACAGGTAAAGCTCAACAGTCTAAAATTAACACTGCCGCATCTCCATATTTAATTAAAAAGCGTAAAGCAGCTTAATTTAAATTAGTATATAAAAAGTTATATAAAATATTTAATTATATTATTATATAACTTTTATTTTTAAAACAAAAAGGAATAAAAAAAATGGGATTAAAAAATTTTTTAGAAGATTACATTGAAATAAAAGTTGACAAAGAATTTTTAAAATTTAAAACATTATCTGTTGATGATATGTTTAAATTATTAATTGAAGAAAGAAGATTTATAACATATTTGTTTGAAGGTGTTGTTGATGATGATAAAAAAGCATTAAACGATCCACAGGATTTTACAAATCATATTATGGCAAAATATCCAACCGTAATTATTGCAATAATTGCAATTTGTTATGTTGAGGAAGATGATGAAAAAATGAGTTATGAAGAAAAAAAGATTGCTATTAAAAATATTGATGTCAATACACAATTAGTGATTTTTAAAAATATTAGTGAGAAGACTTTTAAAGGTGGTGTTTTCAAATCTATAAAAAAGACAGAGGATGTGATCGCTCAAATAAGAGATCAATACGGATTAGTGAAGAAGAGCTAAAAGATCAAAAAATGCAAGCAAAGTTTGAAGAGCAGGAAAGGCATAAAAAAGTTAAAGAACTTGGAATGCCTACTTTCTTTGCAGCATTGGTCGAAGGTGTTGAAACAATACGAGAGACACATCCAGATGTAGAAAGTTATGGATTGCAAAAAGTTTTAAAATTAATAGAAGTAAATAAAAAAATAAAAAAACGTGAATATTTAGATGATCATATTTTAATGAAAGCTTTATTTTCGATGATACACGGTGATCCAAAAAAGGCAGAAAAAACACGTGAAGATTACAACAAAATTATTGATGACTACCAAAAATAATAACGGGAGAATAAAAAATGTCCGAAACAGTAAGTCTAATCTTTGAACTTGAGGATCGAGCAAGCAAAGAATTTAAAAAGTTTCAAAAGCAATTAAAAGAAATAAAGAAAGAAGCAAAATCGGCAGGTGAAGAACTTGATGATCTTGGTGATGAAACAGATAAAGTTGGAAAAGGATTAAAGAAAGCTGGCGAAGGTGCAACATCTATGGGTAGCAAATTAAAAGGTGCTGCTGGTGCATTGTCTTTGATCGCTGGTGCGATGGGAGCAGTTATTGCACAAGTTGTGGCATTAAATAAAGAGCTTATTGAACAAGCAAATTTTGGAGGAGTTAGCGTTGAAACAATGCAAAAATTAGGATTTGCAGCAACACAAACTGGCGGAAGTTTTGAAGATGTTGCTGATGCATTGAATGAAATAACATTAAAATCAACGGAAGCTGCAAAAATTGGATCAGGTGCTTTTGTTGATATTGCAAAATTGGCAGGGTTAACAATTGAAGAGTTTGCAAAGTTAACTCCAGAGGAGCAGCTTTATAAATTTGCAGATGCAACAAAAGATATGGATGCAAATTTAAGAAATCTATTACAAGATGAGTTAGGAAGTGATACCTTTATAAGATTAAATAAATTGCTTTCTTTAGGAAGTGATGGATTTAAAAAATACGGAAAAGAAGCTGAAAGAATTGGTATTATAACAGAAGCAGAAAGTCAAAAAGTCGCTGGAATAGGTCAAGCTTTTGAAAGCTTAAGTCAAACATTTAAAACTTTATCAACAAAATCTGTTGCTGCAATAAGTGAAGAAATAACCTTTTTAATTAAGAAAACACAAGATTTAATAATTGGATTTTCAGAAGGAACTTTTGCACGCCCGATTAGTGCAAGCTTTAATTTAATTGGAAATGCATTAAAAGCGGTTGGTCTTGTTATTTTTGGATTATTAAAGACAGCTGGAGATTTTATTGGGATAGGTCTAAATAAAATTGAAAGTGGTTTAAAAAGCACATTGTTATCAATACACTCAACTTTAAAAGAGACATTTGACACAAACCTTCTTGATGACTCAACTGTAATAACTTATAAAAGTCAAATTGAAAGACTTGATCATGCAACATCAACAACAGCAAAAAACATGATTAATAATTTTAAAGGAGTTAAAGAATCAGCTGAAGATGTTGTTGGTTCTGCCAAAAAGTTTGCATTATTAACAGCAGCCGATCAAAGTCTTTTAGAGAGAGCGCAAAACGGTCTTGTTAAAAGTGCAGAAGATTATAATAGGGCAATTTTATTAAGTGGCACAATTTATGGTGAAAATAATACAAGAACACAAGAATTAATTTTTAATCAAAGAAAGTTAACAGAAGAAACAGCAAAAACAGTTAATGAAGTTAAAAAGTTGGAAAGTTTATCAAATTCAATTCAACTTGATTTAAATTTTCAAAAAGCACAAATTGAATTATTAAAATTTAAGGGTGATTTGTTGGGGGCTTTTGAATTGAAAGCAAGCTTTGATAATAAGCAATTATTAGATGAAGCTAACGCTTTAAAATTATCTTTGGAAAAGTCTTTAACAAGTATTTCAGATGATTCTATTTCATTTAATCCAAATATAAAATTAGGTGATGATGATTTTGATCAATTGCTTGATGAAATGAAAAAAGAAGTTAGCGATGTTAAAGGTAATGAGGAATTTGTTGTTAGCTCAAATAAAGTTATTGAAAAATTAAGAGTTATAAACGAATATCAAAGATTAATTGAAGGTCAAGTTGGAATTGAAGCATTAGCACAACAAGTGGAACAATTACAACTTCAGATGCAATTGGGAGATGTTACACCCGATCAAGTTTTGGCAAAAATGAATGAGCAACTTTTATTAATGCAAGAAACATTGCCAGCCAACTCAACCGAATTATTAGCTTTTGAATTACAAGTTAAAAAAATGACTGAAAGTTTGGATGTAATGAAGGGAGTTAGTGAACATTTTGCTGAAAGTTTTTCAGATGGATTTGCGCAAGCATTTACTGATTCATTGCAAGGTGGTGAAAAATTTGTTGATGGAATGAAAAATTTATTAAGAGATTTAGCGCTTTCATTTATTCAAGCAGCAATTAAAGCTTTAATTTTAACTGCAATAATGAGAGGAATTAATGGGGGGTCAGCAAGCACAACAAGTTTTGGACAGGATTTTAGTGCAAACTTTGGATCAAGTTTTGGCGTTGATGTTCCGAAAGCTCACAATGGAACAGGTAGCGGAACGATGGGTGATGAAAATGGATTAAGAAACGGAACCAAATCAATTAATGCATTCAATCCAGCTGGTTCTTTGAATTCAGATGAAATATTTGCAGTATTGAAAAAGGATGAAAGCGTTGTGCAAACATCATCATTAAGTTCACCAACGGGCGTTGGAAGTCAAAATGTTGTAAATGAAACCTCAATTACTAATGTTATAACATCTGACGAGGTTGGGGCAATGATGGAAACTCCACAAAACGTTGATAAGTTTGTTAATATGATGAATGCAAACCGTTCAAGAATTAATATATAATTATATTATAATATAATAAAAAGCCCTCTTAAAAATAAGTGGGCTTTTTTTGTTTTTTATTTCTTTTTTAATAATAAAAAGAGGTTTCCATGTCATCAAACATTAATAAATCTCTCAATAAATCTTTTTTAATTTTTTCTTTTTGTTCTTTCTCTTTTTTTATTTTTAACATTAATTCTTTTTTTTCTTTATTTTTAATTTTTTGTTTTTCAATTTCAACTTTACAGTCATATATTTTTTTGATTGCTTCCATAACTTCATCTTCTGTTGGTTGTATTTTGATTGAATTAGTATACAGATAACAAGACCTTGTTTTTTCATTTCCTTGAGTGTAAGTATTCTCACGAGTTGAAATAACAATCTTCCATTTCATTGGTTTATAATAACCAAACTTGCACTTTTTAGAATGCTCAAAATGTTCAATCTCCATCAACTGAGCTTGACAAACTTTTATTGAAATAGATATTTCACCTAAAATATCATGTCTATATCTATTTATTAACTTATTAACAATTAAAACTCTTGAATGTAAATAACTATCATGAACATCATCACTTAACAAATTAACTTTTGATCTATATAAAATATTTGCTTCTATATCATCGCCTTTTTTGTAAACTCTTTCTTCCATTCTCATAATGTATTCTCCTTTTTGTTTTCTTTATAATTATATTATAGTATAATTATTAATTAAAGTCAAGACCTACGCATAAATATTTTTTAATTAGTTGCATAAATTCGTTTTAAATGTATTATTTAATATATAAATTAAATAAAAAAATAATTGGGAGATTAAATAAATGGCATTAATTGCAGGATCAACTTATACATATAAAGAAGGCATTATTGATAATAAAGGTATAATGTTAACTATAAAAAATAGGGCAGAAGAGCAAGGATGGATCGTTTTAAAGTATGATGTTGTTGATTATGATGTGCTTGTTTTAAAGGCTCCTGATGGTTCTTTTTGTGTTGGTTTTCAAGAATTAACATCAATATTAAATGAAGTTTACAATATAGAAGTTACAATGTTTAAAGATTTCAATGATAAAAATGGAATACATAATCAATTATTATCTATTCCAAAAGATGAACACAAAGGATTTAATGAAGGCAATCATCCACCTCAATTAGTTTGTGCAGCGGATTCAACTGATATGTGGTTACAAATTACACCTGATTATATTTCTGCAATTGTTAAAAGTCCTATTGATGCAAGCCCAACAAAATTATATACAACTTTTTATGCAGGTCGTTTTAATTCTTATGCAGAAAAAGAACAGTATTTTTTACCTATTTTTTGCGGAGGTAGTGGTCAAGCAGAAGATAATATTTTAACTCAAGATGGCAAAACTCCTTCAGATTCTTCCGTTAATTCTTTGGGTTTTGATACATTTTCAAATTATATGTTTTCAAGAAGAGACTCACCAACAAGTTCATCATATAGAAGTGGAGATTATTTTTTATCTCCTGATGGACGATGGGTTCCTCTTGGCAGCGGTGCAAGTGGTGCAGTGGATTCTTACCCAAATTTATCAACAAGCAATGTTCCTCCTTATTTTCAAAATGCAACCATTTTTCCGATTGCAGGTTTAATGTATGCAACGAAAGGATCAATGATAGATGGTGAATATATTTTGCGCCCAATTATTATAATAGGTCAACCAGATTATACTGAAAAATCATCAATGATGGGTGAAATATTTAATATTTATAGAGTAGAAGATGAAACACTTGTTGCCGAAGATGAAATTGTTGTTGATGGTGAAAATTATATTGTTTTCCATGATGTTTATCGTGATTTAAATTCAAATAATTTATTTGCTTTGAAGGTGATATAATGAGTTATAATTTAGTTTTAGAAAAAAGCGGTCAAAATTCCGTTGGATTAATAAAAGACTTATATGAGGTTTTATCTTCATCAGGTTTTGAAGTTCATGCATTTCGAGATGTTGAAATTCTTGATCCTCAACAAGAAAAATCAAAGGGGAAAGAATTGTTTATAAGCAGAAATGGCAAGCATTTTTCAATGAGTGCATCACCTTTTGACAACTTTTTCTCAACAACAGATGATATTCCTGTTGATGATTCTTTGCGTGTTCATTGCGGAGTTTTTGGAGTTTCAATAAATACATCATTTATATCAAATGATTTATATTATAACCAGCCAACCAATAACCCAAGCCAATCAGTTAAAAATGTTTGTGGTGGAGCTTGTATTCCAAAAAATGATTTTTTTGATTATCAAATTTTTAGTGATAAAAAAGGTTGGCAATGGTTTATAAAAATAAGTTTTAATGATGTTGCCACTGGTGATGAAATGAATTTTTTTGTTATGTTTGGAGATATTTTTGAAGGTGAAAATATTAAAGAGGGGCAATACTCTTTGGGAAGTAATACACAAGGAGTTAGTGGAATGACATGGAATGGTTACACAAGTTATTATATTGATCCAGCATACGAAACAACAACAGATAATCCATACCGCTCAACACATCCTTTAATGAATTATGGAACAGAAAAATATAATTTATTTTATACAGATATAAATGATGATCTTGTTTCTCATTATTTAATAAATTCAATAGTTTCAACAGAGTATAGTTTGCCCAATAGAAATTTTGGATTTAATGAACATATTTATGCAAGTTCTCACAATGAATTTTTGGGAATAACTCCATTATTTCCTTTTGAATTTTTTGTTCCTAAATTTACAATAACAGAGGTGAAATCAATGGGAAAATTACCGATGGGAGTGGTCAACCAGTGGGGAGTTGAAAACGGAGAAATTAGAATAATAAACAATAAAAAAATACAGTTCTTTCATGTTTTCAAAAGAGATCAAAACCAAACACCGAAATCTCACATGAACAAAGGGATGGCAATTTATATAGAGAGAGGGCTTTAAATATGTATTCATTAATTAAAAATGAAAGCAATAAAAACACAACTGATTTAATGAATGATTTGCATTCTGTTTTATTAAATGCAGGTTATACAATAAATAAATTTGATACAATTTTGGGTGCAAATTCATTAAGAGGAAAAGAGATTTTTGCAAATAAAGGAAATAGTCATTTTTCATTTTCAGCAACACATTATTCATTTGTTGATCAAAATGATATGAGCGATCTTATTATTCCAGTTGATACTGATGATGTTGTTTCTTGTGGCTCTTTTACAGTTTCAGCAAACACAGGTTTTGATTTAAATGAGAACTTTGCAGATCAACCATCAAACCAAATTCTTTCAAATAGTAAAGTTTCATCTGCTTGTATTCCAAAAAATAATTTATTTAATTATACAATTTATAAAACAGATGATGATTTTAATTTTATAATAAAAATTAATTTTGATGATTTAAATTTTTATGTTTTGTTTGGTGATGTTTCAAATAATGATTCAAAAACAACTCTTGCAAGAAGTTATATTTTTGGAAGTGTTAGACTGGTCGGAGCAGTTAAAAAAATAGGTTATCCAAAAAATTTAACAGAAAGATTTAGTCAGTTAGACAATCACCAAATACCAAATCATTTTTTAATGAAAGATATTAGTTTGACAGGTGATTTTTGGGGAAATATTATTTATTATATTGATTCAGTTATTGTTCCGCATAATTTTTTAGAAACAAAATCATCCACCTCAATTGGTGTTGATAAAGGTGTTTATTCAAATAACCAATCAATGTTGGCTGGTTTAAGTGATAATTATACGGGAGCAGATGTAATGTTACCTTTTGAATTATATTTGCCAACAAATACAACTGATAGCGATCCACCACAAAAAAGAATAAAGGAATTTGATTTTGGTGTTTTTAGTGATGAAAATATTGAAGATGGAGAAATAAGAAAAGTTGATGGTGTATATTATGAATTTATGCATTTAATGAAAAGAATTGAAAAGGATCGTGATGGTTCTTTTTTACAAGCACAAAATTTTAATTTAGGAATGTATATTAAAAGAGGAGATATATTTTGATAACTAAAAACAAAGTTTCAAGAAAACCGAAAACAAATAAAGGATCAATAGGTCAAGATGTAAACTATAAATATTTCAATATAGTTGAAAAAAGCAACTATATAAATTTAGTTGAAGAATCAAAAAAATTATTTTATTGGAGACCAAATACAAAAATTAATATGACTGAAAACATAACATTTAATACAGATAAAATTGAAGCAATAAATGGAAATGAACAAAGAATTTCATTATTACAAGAAGCAAGAAATACATTCAAATATTATTATACATTACATACAACAGAATTGCAAAAATTTAATAATTTTTTATTTCAATATCAAAGTAGTTTTATAAATTTACCTCTTTGGCAAGAAATAGGCAGGTTAAGAAATGATATTGAAATTAATCAAACAGTGTTTAAAGTTACGATGGATTTTAGAAGATATCAAACAGATATTAAATTTATTATTATGAATCCTCTTGATTATTCCGATTATTCAATTTTTTTTATTGATGGCATTGATTATGACAATGAAGAAATTTATGTTGCTGCTGGTTTTGATCGAGCTTGGGGAGAAGGTGCTTTAATAATGCCCGTTGTTAGTGTTAAAGTTAAAGATGCAATCAATAAAACTTTGCCAGCTGGTGTTGATAGATTAGCAGGAATGTCAATAAGTTTTCAAAAAGAAGTTGGCAATGATACGATTATAAATAATTCAATAATACAATATCCAAAATATAAAGATTTATATATTCTTGATAAACAACCTAATAGAAGAGATATTTTGACACAGCAATGGCAAAGAAAAAAATTAAGTATTGATTTAGGTTTTGGTAAACCTCACGAATTGGACAGAAGCGATCAACCATTTAATTTATATAATTATACTTGGACTTTAACAAGTAGAGAAAAAATAAATGATTTAAAAACATTTTTTGCAGAAATGCGTGGAAGTGCAAGCGATTTTTGGATGCCAACTTTTGAAAATGATATGACTTCAATTTCAAATTCATATTCATTAAATGATAATTATTTATTAATAAATGATATAAACTTAATGGAAACTTTTTTGGGTAGAAAACTAAATATAAAAATTAATTTAACAGATGGAAGTTATTTAATAAGAGAAGTTGTAAATGTCAATGAGGGAGCAGGAATTGAACAGGTTTTTTTAGATAAAATTCACGGGGTAGATTTTACAGACAAGCAAATTGGAAGCATTAATTTTGTTTACAAATCAAGATTTAATAATGATGATTTTGCTTTTATTTATACAAATGACGAACAAGCAGAAATCACAAAAAATGTGTTTATGCAAAATATGGGAGATTAAACGATGAGTTTTTTAAGTGCAGAAATAAGCAAATTTTCATCACAACCTGTTGAATTATACGAATTCACAAACGGTGTTAAAAAGTGGTATTTTACAAGCAGCGATCAAGATGTAAGATTTAACGATATTACATGGACAGCTCAAACAATAAAAAGAAGTGCAATAATTATGAGCAGCGATTTAACAAGAAGCAATTTAAAAATTAATCTTGTTGAAAATAATCCATTAAAAGAATATTTTTTAAATGATGGTTTAAATTATGCTTTGGATGTAACAATTTATAGATTGCAAATAAAAGAGGATGAAGCTATTTCATTTTTTAGCGGAACATTAGGAGATCGAACAATTGAAAATGAGCTTGAAATATCTTGTAATTTTCAACAGATAGGTCAATTTTTATTAAATAATTCTCAACGATATAAATACGGCTATAATTGCCAACACGATCAATATACCAGAAAATGCAGGATTTCAAAAGAAAATGAAAGTCGATTTGATCTTGTTGTAACTGAATTAAATGGTAATTATATAACTGTTGAAATGGGAATTCAGCCGCCTTTAAATGATTATTTTACAGGTTTAGCTTGGTTTTATAATGCTGATGAAACAGTTGAAAGATTTATCATTGAAGATGTAATTGATGGAGTAACAAGAAAAATAAAAATAGATTTTCCATTTAATGATGGTGATTTAGAAATTGGTGATAAATTAAATTTAGCATCTGGTTGTAAAAATACAAGCGCAGGTTGTAAAAATTTAAATAATTTTGACAATTTTATTGGTTTTGAACATATACCAACACAAGAATTTTTCACTGATGGAATAAAAGACAGATAATAAAAAAATATATTGGGAGATATAAACAAATGAATTTTTTCATACAACTATTAATTAGTTTAGCAATAAGTATAATTTTTGCACCAAAAATTGAAAGTCAAAAACCACCTTCAAAAGATGATATTGAATTTCCAACAGCTGATGAATCAAGAAATATTCCTGTTGTTTATGGAACTGTTAGAATAGACGGACCAAACCATATATACGCAGGTAATGATTTTGAAGTTGAAGAAATGACAGAATCGGTTGGTGGAGTTTTTGGGATTGGAGCGGAAGATGTAACGTTAGGATGGAAATATTACATCACATGTGCTGTTGCAATTGGGTTTGGAGAATTAAAATTAAGAGAATTATTATTTGAAGATGTTAGCGTTTTAAGATACCCAAATGTTGGTGTTAAAGATGTTGAAATTGAAATTGATGCACCTCAAGCTTTTAGAAATGAGCAGGATAAAGCACCCGATAATGGAGTTGCTGGAACTGTTAAATTTTGGGGTGGTGAAAACAATGATTATGACACATTTATTGGTGCAACTGGTGGTGGTGTTTCACCGCTTAAAGGGTTATCTTATATGAGTTTCAACCATTTTTATTGGGGCAACAAAAGAGTATTCCCAAAGCCTTCTTTTATTGTTGAAAGATATCCTCAACAAGTAACAACAGGCGATGAAAACAAGATTGATGATCCTGATAATTTCTTGGGTGATGGTGATGCAAATCCTGCTGAAATATTATTTGATGTTATGACTAATATAGATTTTTATGGTGTTGGAATTCCACTTGAAAAAATTGACATTGAAAGTTTTAGAGATACAGCAACAAAACTTTATAATGAAAATTTTGGGCTATCTTTTGTAATGGAAAGCGGAGCAAACTTTGAAGACATTTACAAAGATGTAATAAAACATATTGATGGTAATTTATTTATTTCACCTTACACATCAAAATGGACTTTGAATTTAAATAGGGATGATTATGATATAAATGACCTAATTGAATTTAATATTGGAAATATTAAAAGTGTTTCGAAATATACAAGAAAAGAAATAAGTTCATTAAAAACAGAAGTAAAAATAAACTATAAAGATAGACAAAAATTATATAAAGAAAGAAATATTTCTGCAAAAAGTTTATCAATATTAAAACAAAAGAGAGGTATTCCTGATGTTCATACAGATGATTTTTTTGCATGTAAAAATAAAACGCTTGCTGCAAAAATAGCAACAAGAGAAATGAGGGCTTGGTCTACTCCAATTTTTACACTTGAAATGATAACTTTGCGAGATGCTTTTGGATTGCAAAAAGGCGATGTTTGTTTAGTAAATTATGAAAAGGGAAATGTAAGAATTCAAAATAAAGTTTTCAGAGTTATTGAAATGAATTTTGGTGAATTTAATAAAAATGAAATCACATTAAATTTAGTTGAAGATATTTTTGCATTTGGCGATCAATCTGTTGAAGTTATCGGAGATACGAAATGGGAAGCACCAACAGATGAAGATTTAGATTTTGAATATAGAACATCGGAAGCACCAATTTTTTATGGTAAAAAATCAAATGCATTAGTTGCAATTGGAAAACATTCAACAAGAGCAAAGGGTTTTTCATTATTTAAACAAGAATTAACAAACAAAATATTAATGCAAGAGCGATCGGGATTAGTTCCTTATGGATTTCTAAAAAATGATATTGGCAAGCTTGATATTAATTTTCAGTTAACTTTAACACAATCAAACCGTTATTTTAATTTTGGGAGATTAGCAAGCAAAACAGAAGAAGCGAGATTGCTTGGTGAAAATATGTTTTATATAACAGATGGAATTAATGAAGAATATATTTCTTTTTCAAACTTTGATAAAAGTGATGAATTTAATTATTTACAATTAAATAGTTGTTGGAGAGGCGGTTTAGATACTCAACCAAAAAATTGGTTGGCTGGTGCAACTGTTTATTTTGTTTCACATAATGCAATAATTTCAAATATTGATGGACAAAATCAAAATGGAACTGTTGTAACTTATGATTTAGAGAAAACATATTTAAATAAAGCAAACTTATTTTTAGAAGACGATTCAAATATTGCTTTTACTCATAGATATAATAAACCATTTTTGCCATATAATTTAAGAATTAACACTGTAAAACTTGCAGAAACAATTGATGTTGGTGATACTTTAAGATTAGATTGGAATCATTCAAACAGAGATGAAGCAGTTGCAAATTTCACTTGGTTTGATAATGAAGGATTAACAAAAGAAAGTAATGTTGTTTATAACTTATATATTTATGATGATACAAACACATTAATTAAAACAGAGTTAGGATTGATAACTGATTTTTATGATTTTACTGATGAAGTTTCTTTGGGCGGATTATTTACACAATTAAGAATTGTTATTGAGAGTGAGAGATTAGGAATTTTATCAAATGAAAAATACGATATTACAATAAACAGAATTTAATTTAACAATCAAGATTAATATATAAAATATTATATATTTTTCTTGAATACTTTGGAGAGTAAAAAAAAAATGACAATTACCTTTTTTATTACGATGGATCTATTTGGAGATATTTAGATCAGAACACAAAAAATGGTGGCATAGTTTAAATTAATGCGTTAGTTGATTATTAAAAAATTAAATATACAATGAAAATAATACAAAAAATTATTGGGAGATAATAGATGACAATATATAACACAAACCCATCATCATCTGATGGTGGCGGAAGCTATGATTTTATGGAAGATGCGGAGGTTGGATTAACTGCATTACTTCCAGCAAAAATTGCTGATGATCATGTAAAGTGGACGACAGATTTACAAAATAACAGAACTGAACAATTTGGCACATTTCCAGACATGGACAACTTAACAGATTTTCATGTTGCAGAGCAAACTTCTAATGTAAGTAGATCGGCAGATTTAGATGATATTATCGAAGGATCAATTTTAATTCCTTCAGAAATTGAAGGAACTTACATGAGTTTTGAAACAAGTGGATCAAGTCAATTAATTTATGAAATTGTTTTTGATAAAATAACAGAAACGCAAACAAAAACTTTTTTAAAAACAGCACCAAATTTGAATGGTGAAATAAAGCATATATCAAAAAAAACAGGAACTAATGAATATTTAATAAATATAGCTCTTAATTTATTTCATTATAATTTTGATACAAACACAACTACAAATATAACATCAAATTTTACAGGCAATTTTGAATCAATAACAACATTACATTACAATAATAATTTATCTAAATTTGTTATAATGTATATTTATAATACAAATAATCTTTATACATACACAACATCTGGAATTTCAAATTTTACTCTTGAAAATTCTGTTTTAAATATTTTAAGTTTTGGATCTGGTGATGTTGTCGGTAAGCATAAAAGCAAAATCAATACTGATGGAACAGATAATTATAATTATAATAATAATAAATATTATTATTCAAAAGCTTTTGAACATTCAACTTTAATAATAGAAGTTGATGAAAATAATTTAAATACTGAAATAGAAAAATATAATTATAAATTTGGTTTTAGTAATGATTTTATTCAAGGGGTTTGTTTTGTTGAAAATACATTGTTTTGTTTTGTTGATTATATAGATTTTGCAAATAATGCAACAGTTTTAAAATCTGTTGATAATGGTGACAATTGGAATGAAATAATGGGGCATTTTGCAAGTTCATCATTCAAAGGAGTTTTTAAAGCCTTTTTTGTAAAACATGATTATTTTTTGGCTATCACTGACAGAGATCCGATTTCAGCAACAGCTTTAGTTGCTCGATGCAATCTTTATTCTGTTGAAGGTGAAACTACATGGCATTCAACAAATTTTCAAAAAGGAACGAGTGATGCATTATCATCTAATTGCATTTTAACAGATAATTCAGTGATTTTAACGGGTAATATAAAAACAGAATATCATGAGATATCAACTATAAATGGAGAGGGTGTTACATTTCCAATTTTAGAAAACTTAAACGAGCCTCAACTAAAATATGCTTTAAAACATACAAAATAAGGAATATAAAAAATGAGTGAAAGAATTATAAAAGAAGAATACATCGAATATATGCATGTCTGGTGTGAAAACATGATGAGAGAATTAGATCACATAAGAAATAATGATGATTATACAGAAGCAGAGAGATTAGAAATTGAAGAATATGTTATTTATTTAAGAAATATACATTTAACATATAAAATAATTAATCCGCCAACTTGGTATAAAATAAGCAGAATTTTTTATATATCAATGAATGAATATAAAAAAACAATTATAAAATAAAATTATTGGGAGATAATAAAAATGAGTAATAACACAATAGATAGAACAAAAGTAAAAAACACAAAAAGCAAACCTGATAATATTAAAAGTGTTGAGGGAGCTTATACAAAAATACCTAATAATTTAAAAGTTCATCGTGAAACTTATATTTTAAATTTGCATGGTGATGATTCTTCAAAAAAATGTTTGTTAAGTTTAGATGGTTTGGATGACGATCAAGCAATTGAAATTCCCGTTGGTTTTCTTTCAGTGAATGATTTCACTTATGCTGATGATCAATGGTTCATTAAATCAAAAGATGGAACAGGTGAAGTTAATGTTGTAGTTATACAATCAAAAGATGATGGCTTTCCAAAAAGGAATTAATGCATGAAAAAATATATTTATAAAATTTATATTTTTTCTATAATTTTAAGAGAAAAAATAAAAAAAATTATTTAAAGAGGTTGATAAATATGACAGATAAAAAACCAGTTAAAAAAAAAGTTGTTAAAAAGACAACTAAAAAAAAGCTTGGCGCACCTTCAAAAGTTGACATCTTATTACAACCAGAAAACTTTCAAAAAATTATTGAATTAACAAGAAGAGGTATGCCTCGTGATGTTGTAGCTCTGATGATGGATGTCGGTTATGATACTTTACTAAAAGCAATAAAGCAATTTGATCAAGGTCAATACAGGCATTTTGAACACTTTGCAAAATGTCAAGAGTTTATTTTTAGAGATATGGTAAAAAGAAGATATTATGATCGTTTGCAAGATAAAGAAGCAACTGAAAAAATAATTATTGATGCAATGAATCGTGTTGAGAAAAAAGAAGAAAGCGAAATTGTTGTTGAAGATCTTGATAAGCCAAAAGTTATTATTATGCCATTTATTGATATGGAAAAACCAGAAGAAATTGCAAAAGAAGTTGAAAATCAACAAGAAGAATTGATGGAACGTATAAGACAACATCGAATTGAAAACGGCTTGGGAGAGTAACAAAAAAAATGAATATTAACACAAGTATTTTTAAAATACAGCCAACGGCAACGCAAGCGGCAACACTCAAAATGGCAGATTATATTTTGCCAATTTGCAAAAGGAACCACAAATTTACATCAGATTTAAATATTTTCATGTTTGATGGAACACGTGGATCGGGCAAAAGTGATTTATCAATTTGGGAAATAAAAATGCAATTGGATAAGGGTTATGGATCAGAATATAAATGTATGGTTTTCCGTAAAAATATGGGAGACTTAAAAGATTACATGAATAAATGTAATGACTTTTTCAAATTATGCGGTTATAAATTTACAATGAATAGAGGGATGGCATCACCAAGCATTAAATTCTCAACAGGTGAGATTGTTTTCTTCCAAATGATGCGGAATTTGGCGGATTATGCAAAAATTCATGGTTTTAGTATTCAACATGTAATTATGGAAGAAGCCACGCTTTGGAGTGAAATTACTGAATTAATGACTTCTATATTGTCATGTATGCGCTCGCCTTGGAATAAAAAATATGAAAATGAGATTGCAGCAGGTGAAAAACCACCAATGATTTTGCGTTTTAGGCTTACAACAAACCCGCATGGCGCAGGCAAATATTTATTGAAAAAATTATTTGTTGACAATCAAAAAGTAGGTGTTCCTTTTTTAAAAAATGGCATCACTTATTGCCGTTTTGTTTCAACCTTCCTTGATAATCCTTATATTGAAGATACATATATTAACCAGTTTTTATTAAGCCATAATAAATCAAAGGTGGCTGCGTTTTGCTATGCCGATTGGGAGACAGAAAATGACTCTGCTTGCTTTGGAAGTCTTTATGATCCATCTGTTTTTAATATTCCAACCTTTAAAATTCCTACTTCTTGGAGCGTTTTCCGTTGTTACGATCACGGAACAAAAGATCCTTTTTCTGTTTTGTGGTTTGCTGAAACTAATGATGAGGAATTTACTTTTGAATTTTTAGGCAAAAAACGAACAATTAAATTTCCTAAAGATTCCATTATTTTAATAAATGAATATTATGGTTGCGATCCAAAAATTGGGCAAAACCACGGCTTGCGAATGAATGCAACAAACATTGCAAAAAACATTAAAAGAATTGAAGATGACATGTATAAAAACTTATTAGAAAGAGGGCATTATATAGAAGACGGACCAGCAGATAATAACATCCGAAATGATACAGGAACAATTAAAACAGTTGAAGAATTATTTGAAGATCAAGGAATCACTTGGGAAAAATCAACAAAGACCAAAGGTTCAAGAATTGCAGGTGTTGATCTAATGATCGAAATAATGACAAACACACTTGAAAAATCAACAGAAAGAAAGCATTTTTATATTTTTGCAGATAATTGCCCAAATTTTATTGAAGATGTTTTTTCTCTTGAATATGATGACAAAGTAAATGGCGATGTTAAAACATCAGGGGTAGCCGATCATTCTTGGGATTGTTGTAGATATTTCTTATTGAGATTGGGTATGCCTGAAACAAGTGTTGATTATGGTTAAATATAAGATAAGATTAAAAAATAATATTGGGAGATATAAAATATGAGTGAAGAAATCACAAGTGTTTCAAAAGAAGAGATTGAAGCACGATCAAAAAGAGCGAATGTTGGAAGTGGTAAAAGACAACTTTTAAGAAATTTAAGAGATGGCGAAGATGCAATGCGAGCAATGTCAACAGGTAAGCCAAACAGCTATTTACCGTTAGAACCAAACGAAACAAAAGAAGCTTTTGATATTCGTGTAAAGCATAAAACAAGTTTAAACAATTCAACTTCAAAAAGTGTAAAAGATATGGTAACAAGTGTATTTGAAAAAGAAATATTATTTGAAACAGAAGATGAAGATCTTAAAAGAATAATTGAAAACTTTAATGGAGCAGGTGAAGATTTAAACTCTTGGGCAGAATCATGGATGATGGATGCATCATTTAATGGTGCAGCTTATGCGCTGGTTAATTTTGACAAAGGAACAACAAAAGAAGATCCATACTGCATTGAAATTGATGCAGAAGATGTTCACAACATAAGAAAAAATAAAAAAGGTAAAATGACTTTATTTAAATATGAAGTAAACACGACAGAACCAAAAAGTGATTTTGCAGATATAGATGTTAAATATGTTTATGTTTATAAAGTAAGCGAAACAAATATTGTTACAGTTACAACATACAAAGGTATTTATGAAGAAGGCGTTATTGAAAATTATAATTTTGAAAGTGAAACAACTTTGGCAGGTTGGACTGAAATTCCTATTGTTGAATTATACCCTGAAACTCGTTCAAAAAACCTTGATGCAGATTGCCCATATTCCGACATAGCTTTGAAAAATTTGGTTCACTGGAAAAATAATAGCCTTTATCATTCTTTGGTTAATACAGCATCAAGACCTTTTATTTTTGGCAGTGGTTTCAAGCAGAAATCAAGAAATGGTAAAGAAAACAAAATACCTTTTGGAATTAAGGTGATGTATACCACGGAAGATCCAAATGCAAAAATTAGTTGGGTTCAAGCTGATAATAATTCAAGTGATATGATAATTAAATTACTTGATAAATTAGAAATGGAAATGGAAGTTTTAGGTTCCGAATTTATAAGTATTTCGGGCAATAGTAAAATGACAGCCACAGAAGTCAACACAACATCTGCTGATACAAATGCGAGAGCAACAAAATATTCAACACAACTTGAAAAAGCATTAATAAGAATTGTTAATTTCATGTTAAAATGGAAGAAAAAAGAAAGTGTTGAATTTGATTTAATGACTAATAAAAATATTGGTGTAACTGTTGATGTTGAAAAATACAACGCAATTATGGGAATGTTTGCGGCTGGTTTAATTAGTGCTGAACATTGCAGAATGTTATTAAAAGCAATTGATTATTTGCCTCAAGATTGGACTGAAGAAGAGATTACACTTTTACTTGAAAAAGCGGAAGAAGATTCTTTGAATAGTCTTATTCAAACAGAAGATGAAGCCGTTAAAAATGAAACGGTTGAAGCTATAACAGAAGTATAAATATAGTATTCAAAAATAAATAAAGGGTCTTTTAAAGCCCCTTTTTTTATGCAAATGGATCGTAATTGGGGCAATCTTCATTCAGTAATAAGACTTCTTTTATTTCAAGAAAGCTTTCAAATATTTTTATTAATTCTTCTATAATATTATTATCACCTTCAAAATCAAGAAGACCACAAAAGCCAACTTTAAAACTAAATTTATATTTATTTTTATTATTTAATTTTTCAACAATTAATTCTTTATTGCTTGAAAAAACATTTTCAGTTTCACAAAATACATCAATATATGAATCAACATCAACATCCTTTATTATCATTTTATTTATTATAATATTTTTATCTTTAATTTCAAAATTGCAATGCGGAGGTTTGTCGTTTGGGAATGTATAAACATCACCATTTTTTATAAAATTAATTTTCATTATTATTAATTCTATTTACAGAAATATCAAAGTATTCTTTATCTATTTCTATTCCTATAAATTTACGGTTTAAGTTTTTACAAGCAACTCCAGTTGAACCACCACCCATGAAAGCATCAAGGCAAACATCGCCTTCATTACTAAATTTTTCAAGTAAATATTCTAATAAGTCAACAGGCTTTTCAGTTGGATGTAATTGATTTCTTGTTTTATTAAATTCTAATATATCACAATCTCTTTTTCCATTTATCAACTTCCTACCTTTATGAAAAAATATAATCATTTCATATTTAGGTGCAAAAGATCCTTTTAAATCACCCATCCCTGTATTATTCTTTTTCCATATTAGTATATTTTTTATTTTAAAATATTTTTCAATTTCCTGTTTAAATAAATCAATATTATGAATTGAGCAGAATAAATAATGACCTGTATTATTTTTTGAAACTCTGTATATTTCTTTTATAAAATCCTCCAACCAATCCAAGCAGTCATCATTCTTAATAATTTTATGTTTTATTTTTCTATAATTTGATTGAAATGACATTCCATAAGGTGGATCACTTAAAACCACATCAATTGAATCATCTTCTATTTTTTTTAATTCTTCAAGGCAATCACCATTTATTAATTTTATATCTTCCATTTATCATATCTCCCAATATTGTCATTAAATAATACATTTAATTAATATTATTTCAAGGGGTGGTTGATTTTAGGTTAAAAAAAATGATTTTTAACTGATAAGTTGCCTTTATTTAAATTTTCAATTGCTTTCATTTTTAATTCTTTTTGTTTTGTTGTCTCTTCTTTCATTAATAAAATACTTTCAACAGTAGTTCCAATTGTATTTTTTGAATTATCTTCTTTTATTTTAGTTAATGAAATGCTATCATCAATATTAAGTTTATATTTACCAGTTATTATTTTATTTGTTGCTAATTCTTTTAATGCAGCATTTATTTTTTTTCTTTGGTGTGGCGTTAATTTTACGCTTTTATCATTAATGTTTTTAATATCATTAAATTTATTTCGAACAGGTGAAGAATACAATTGTATTTTATTATTTTTTGAATCAATATTATTTATTAAAGGAAATAATACTTTTGAATATTCAAGCTTTAAATTCAACAATGTTTCAATTTCAAAAAAAGATTGGTTTGTTGAAGTGAAAAAGTTTAAAAAATCATTAACAAAATTAACAATTAAGATTGTTTCTTTGCCATCTTTTTCTTGTTTCCAACTTGAAAGAATATTGAAGTTTCCTTTTCTTTCTTGGCTTTCATTACATAAAACTTTTATATTACATTCAATATGTTTATCAAGTGAATTATAAATCCTTTCTTTTGTGTCTTTGTCATTTTGTTTCTTTTTTGCTATTCCCATTTTTGCAGCTAAATCTCTAACTGAAATTTTAACAGTTGAGGTTGATTCTTCAAAATTAAAATCATTAATACTTAATAAGCAGAATAAAACAAGTTCATCAGTTTTTGCATTCATTGGAACAAGATTTAATTCATAAGTTTGTTTTTTAGTTCTAAAATATTTAACTTCTTTTATACAATTTATTGTTTGATTTTCTTCTAAATTATTTAGTTTATAATCTCTTTTTGAATCTATAACTTGATATATATTTGTTGTATTGAATTGAGAACTTACAGATTGATCAGTTGTTAAAGATTTAAATTTTTTAGTCATTTTATGCGCACCTTTGTTTTATATTACCTATTATATTACATAATAATATAATTGCAAATACCTACGCATATTATTATTGATAATCATTAAAAAGTGTATTAAATAAAGGGTTTTAATTTTATTAATATTTTGCCCTTTAATATACTATTATATAATAAAAAAAGGTTTTGCCCTTTGCTATACTTTTTTTTGCCCTTTGCTATACTAAGCTTTTTTAATAAATCGTTGATATTTGGCGGAGTTTATGCCTTACTAACTATTACTTATAACTAATATTGTTTTTTTAATTATTATTTATGTATTTTGTTGTGTTAAAAGCAAGGTCAAGAGATATGGTTGCTACGCAACACTGGCAACACTACGTGTTGATTGTTTTTTATTTATTTGTTCTATTTATGTATTTAAAAAGACCTTTAATATATCAAGCCTTATGTTAATACTATTTTATATTTAAACATACCTTAAAAATCATTTTAATAACCTTATACACATTTATTTCTCTTTTTCAGTAATGTTTTTAAAAGCCCACTACTAATTTTTCTTATAACGAACCCACTATAAAAAAAATAAGATAATTAAATAAAAACTTGACATCTTGATTTTGAGATCAATTATATATATTAATTACATCGTATTTACTTATGCGTAGGTTATGATAAAATATAACTATACAAAAGGAATAAAACAAATGGAAGATTTAACAAAAGAACAATTATTAAAACTACTTGAAAATAAAAATGGTAAATTGGTTTATGTATCACAATTTATTAATACTCCGCTTGTTTCAATTAATTCTGCTTATCATTTTACAAAAACAGGTTCAAGAATAATAAAAGTTAAAAACAAAAAATCAAAAGAATTTCAAAAACTAACTTATGATTACATTAAAAATATTGTTTTAGATAATAACAAACATTATAAAATATTTGTTGAAATGCATGTGAATTATCAATCAAGCGATGTTGATAATAGATTTAAACTATTACTTGATATCATTGAAAATGCGGCAAATCGTGCTCCTTGGGATTATAACGAATCAACACCTTACGTGCCAAATGGTTTTGATGACAAGCAATTTTTAAGGGTTGAAGGCGAGAAAATCAAAGTTAAGAAAGCCGATCAAGGTTTTCAATTTTTCATTTATGAGCATAAACAAGATGAAAGATCGCTTGATTTTGATTTTACCAAAAAAGAAAAAAAGCAAACTAAAACAACAAAAAAGCCAGCTAAAAAAGAAACGACAAAAGAGCAATTAAAAAGAAAGGTTGATGAGAAGTTAAAGGCGAGAGGTTTATTATAATGAAATTTAATAATATAAAAAGAAGAAAAAAAGAAAAAAATTTTATAGATGAATACAAAAATAAAATTGTTTTTTATTATGATTACAATGTAAATTCAACAATATCATCAAATAAAATAATTATTAATATAGAAGATTTAGATGATGAATTAAAAAACATTTATAAAGAAGTTAAATTTGATCATTGTATTAGTGTTCAAATTTGTGCATCAGGATTCTTTAAGATGAATTTAAATAGTTTTGAAGTTTTTGATGGATTCTCTTTTGGAGATAAAAATAATTATGAAGTAGAAAAAGAAAAAATAATAAATTATTTTAAGCATTCCGAAATTAGAGAAAAGATTGAAGGTTTTTTAAAATGATTAATCAAGTTAAACAAGTATTGAAACATAAGAAATATATTCAATTAAAAAATTATAATATGTTATTTAGTGATGATAGATTTAAAAACTTTCACAAATTAAATAAAATATATTCATCAATTAAAGATATTGAAATAATGCAAGATTTAATAAATAAAGATGAGAAGGCATATAAAGATGTCTTAAAAATGTTAAGGAAGCTATAAGAACGTATTATATAATAGGGTTTTTAACTATATTAAAATATAAAGTTGATTTAATATATAATTATACTATAATATAATTAGATAGTTTATATTATGATGCAATTTATCGACAATTTAAACACTTAATAAAAAACAAAAGGAATTATATATGAATAACACAACCAAAAACACAGTATTTGCAGCTGCTATTATTGCAGCTTTAAGCCCTCTTGCGGATTTCGACAATGTAAAAGACTATAATGATGAAGTGGGTTCAGCAAACTCAATTGCAGAGCTTACAAAATTACAAGGTAAACCTATTAAGCAGGAGAAGAAGGCAATTCAGCAATGTTTACAAGAGAAGATTGAAAGTTTAAAATGTAAAACAATAAAAAATAATGTAACTAAACTTAAAATGTAATCATAAAATAAATAATATTAGAAAGCAATCAAATAAGATTGCTTTTTTTATGCGTAGGTATTGACAAAATAAAAAAACTATTATATATTTATAGGTGATGATTATGCGATTATCAAAACGAAGCGGTCAAGTTTTTTTTTAAATTTCCTTTAATCAATGTCCTGCCTTGATCGTCTTCACCTTATATTAAAATAAAAATAGTTATATATTTTTTTTTGCACAAAGTTTTAAATGAATTCCTTTTGTTTCCTTTGTGTTTTTTTTGTCTTTTTTTTATGCGTTGGTATTGATTTAATTATATTATAATATATAATAAAAATAGAAATAGAAAAAGGAGATTTTAAAAATGGAAAACTATATCAAAATAAATAATACAATAATTAAAAACATTTCAAGCTTTCGATTTAATGAAGAAGACAAAAAAGATTTGTCAACATATTTCAAAAACCATAAGCAGCACCCTTTAGTTTGTGTTGATGGTCAATTTAATTTTGTTTTCTTATGCGTTGATTTAGAAGACAACACGATGAACTTTACAGAGTTTTCAAATAAGCAAGGATTTATTGAATTTGTTGAGGTGCTGATGTGCTTTGGCTTGTCTTCTGTTCCATCTGATTTATTTCAAGATGAGAATGTAAAGAATGAATTTTATATTGCATTAAGAGAAATAAAATTATTGGAAGAAATGAAAAGACAAAAAGAAGAAGCCGATGCAAAATAAAGAAGACTTATTAAAAATTAAATTCAAAATATACGGCAAGCTAAAAGAAAGGTTTCAAAGTGTGGATGCTGATGATTTTGATGTTTGCTTTGATATAGTAAACGATGAATTTTTTACTGAAATGGATAATAATATTATTTATAATTTATCTTTTAAATATAATTTTAATAATGAAAACCAAGTCGCAAGCCTTAATGACAGAAAAGATTTTTTATATAATATGATAGTAAAGGATGCATCATTTAATGAATTCAAATTAAAAACCAATGTAGATAGCTTTTAAAAAAGAAATCAATTAAAAACCTATTATATAATAGGTTTTTTTATGTTTTGTTAATTAATTTATGCGTAGGTCTATTATTTTAATTATACCATGATATAATATAGACATAAGCAAAACAAAAGGAATTAACAAAATGGATTTTAAAAACACATACTTAATAACAACTGAATATGACACAGACGAATGCACAACAAGAACATCAATTGATTTTTTAACAAAAGAATTATTGACTCAAATTGATTTGACAATAGAAGAATATATTGAAGAAACCACTTCAACAATGAAAACAAATAAAATAATTAACACAAGAGTTTTAAAAAATATAAAACAAAAAGAATTAATACAGGAGTATTTGAATAATGGTTATCAAATAGAATACAAGGAAGAACTGAAAAAAGAAATAATATTTTTAGAAACTAAGCAAACAATAAAAAACTTTTAAAAAGTAAACAAATTAAATAATATTAATAAGATAACTAAATTTAGTTATCTTTTTTATTGACTTTTTTTTATATATTGTTATCATAACAATATTATTGAGGAGATAACATGAAGAATAAAATATTAAGAGATATAAAAGAAGGCAACTTTTTAACAATAAAACAGATAGCCAAAAAAAATAAAATAAGTTTTGATGATGCTGTTGATATCATAAGAGAGTTAAGAGAAACCAAAAAAATTATATCAATGAAGGATGAATATAGATCCAGAAGAAAAATAATATTAAAAGAATTATTTGAAGAAAACATTTATATGTCGTATGACATCATAGAAAAAAGAATGAATTTAAAACCTTCATCAGTTAATAAATTATTAAGAGATAACAATATTTATATTAATAAACATAATTCAAAAATAAAGGATGCTGTATTAAATGAATTAAAAACAAATAATAATATCGATGGCGTTAAATTATCA